CCGCAATAATCTGACATTTATCTAATGACTTACAAAAAATACTTAATTGAATCACCGCACGATCATATTCTCCATACTGCGATTTTGTCGAAATTGGTGACGTACTTACTTGATTATACACCAAAACAGGATTGACCTGTGCGGATACATTCGCAGGAACGACAACAGGATAAATCCCTGCAATTTCGTCTGCAATCGCCGTGTTTTGTGTAATCAAATTCTTTATCGCTACATCAAACCTCATCAGAATATTTTTGCAATCTCTTTATCTAAATATTTTCTCGCACCGCTTTTTAGCTTTGATAATACAGCGTTTGCGGAAGCATTTCTCGACTTGTCAATGAAACGATTTGGTGCAGCATTATAAGCACCGTAGTAATTAAACCGCCAATAAAACGCCCGTTTTGCCCTCGAAACTTTTGGGCCACCAACCAAACTCGTAATCTTTGAATTTTTGGAAGTTACAGGCCCAACCAAAGCAGAAACAAACTTCTTCGCTTTCTTTGATTTAAACACTTGAATCGAACGTTTTAGGTTTCCACTTTTTACCCTTTTTGAAGAACCTCCGCCATCCTTCATTGTGTGCGTATAACCGCTTTCAGGTGCAGCATCACGCATTGCACTTTGAGCAGGTTCAGCAGCTTCCGCCAATACTTTTTCAAAATTATCATCCCCAAAAACGAATTTTAAAGTTTCAAACTTTTTGACAATTACATCAATTTGTTCTTGAGTTGATAACGTCATAATTTAACTTGTTATATTTGAACGCTGCACACATCGCAGCCTTGAAATCGTTTTAAATTCTACTTCCTCAACCGATTCAATATCGTAATATTTTGAATTATATTTGATACGAAAGTTGGTTGAATTATCTACATCGTGACCGTATCGAACTAAAAAATTAGTTTTATCAATCGCTGTCACTACATCTTTACTTTCCTTTTCCGAACCGCTCAACACTTCCTTATCCGCCCAAACCGTGACACTATCCGCCCAAGCAGTTTCAATCTCGCCCGTGTTGGCATTCGTTGCATTCGTTGCCGTTTGGATAATAATCCGTTCCCTAAACTTTCCAATTCCCATCTTCCAACATTTGTTTTGAGAATCCTTCCGTCAGAAAAACGCCCTGTTTTTGAACAAATTCAATATCAGTTACCTCAACCGCAACCACAGCTCCCTCAATACAAATTAGATTATCAACATTTGAAAAAACATCAACGAACTCCCAATCTGATTTATAAGCCGTCACCACCATTTCTTCACAATCAACAATGCCGCTGTTTTCATTAAAATACAAAACACGTTTCGTCAAAATGTTTTCTATTCCGCTACTGATAAACAGTTTCAAATCATTGATAAAGTACTTATGAATGTAAGCCATATATTTAAACTCCACCACATAGTCAACCAAAGCCTTATCTTCCGCTGTGATTTCCGAACTCATACATTGAATATTCTTATCCAACACCCAAAACCCGAATTTTTCAAATAACTGTTTAAGCATTTGAAAATGTTTGTCGGAACATTCGCAACTATGTTTGATAAGGATTTTCATACTAATATCTTTTTACTCTATAAAAACCTAATAGCCTTTCTGCTGCTGTCCGTTTTTCGCTTACCGTATCTTCCCGATTCACGTAAAAGTGTCCGATTAATAATAACATAGCTTGCTTAACCCCAACTGGAACAGCCGCCGCATTACCGTAGCCAACCTGATAAATGACCGTAACGGTATTTTTTTGAGTCAAAGTCGTTGGATAAATCTTACTATTTGCCAAACTGATTTCGCCTGGTTCCGTATAATTATCAACTACGTAATTTGCACCTGCCCAAGTTTGATTATCGCCGTTTCCATCTTTATAAACTACCGAAGTAACCGACACCAAAGGCGAAACTGCCAATCTCAAAACGCCCTCAAATTCGGGAAAGCGATTATAAACTTGTGTAATCGTTTGCGTAATAAAACCACGATTACAATAGTTTTCAGCATATTGGCGAGCCGCAATAATTAAAGAAGTAATCAAATCATCATCCGCAGAAATCCCATCCATTTTTAAATGCAACTTTGCTTCCGCTAAGGTCAAAGGTTCAGCAGCAGGGGCAGTCGTAACTTTATAAGTTAATCGCTGCCGATACTCTTGAATCTTATAATTTCTTAATATGATTTGAAATAAATCCATCTTTATTTTTTAGTTGCGTTCTGTTTTTTTAATGGTTTCGGTCGTTTAAATAATTCAACGTTTCCGCTCTTAATCAATACCTCCGCTTTTTCCTTTTCCATTTTACAAATATTTCCTGCGGAATACGCATATTTAAAATGTGGAATTAGCCATTTAATTTCTAACATCTTTTTTCTATTAATAAAATCATTCCGCCAACTTTTTGACGGAATGATTTCAATATTTTACTTATTCATACTATACTAAAGCATCTTTAATCGCTGCAAAAGAAGTTGCATGACGTAAAGCAATATCCCAGTAAGAGTTCACAATTACTCGAACCATTGCTTTATTTCCGAGCGTGTACGGATCCACCAACAAGTCAATTCCGCCCCATTGGGCAATCATCAATTCCTCCCAATTTGCGTAAATAATTGCATGACAAATGCTTGAACTTCCTTTCGTCAAAGTCGAAGGCACTTGTGTTGAAACCTGTGCGTTGTAACCCAAAAGTTCATTTGGCGTTTCCCAAACAAAGCGACCCGAACCTGCATCTAAAAGCGTTTGTTGCAATTTTCCACGAATGCCGGGCGTTGTCAAGAATGCCAAAGCACCCATATCAGCGTTTGCAGTTGCTAACTTTGAAACCAAATCAACCAATTTTGCACGGGTTGGAACACCTCCATTAGTTCCCATTGCTACATCACCGATTCCTGCCGTGTTCAAAATGCCCGTTGGTTGATTACTTGAACCGCTTCCGTTGATTGCAGAATAATCTAACGCAATCGCAATCGCACGCTGTAAATCATTACGAACTAAATTGTCAACAGAAACGGAAGATTGCAATAACAATTGCTTCGTATAATCCATCAAAGCACCTAACCGTTTTGGTGCTAATGCAATTACATCAGTCGTCAAATTCGTTTCTGCATTTTCATCAGTTTCACCTTCCCAAGATGCTGCACCAATTGCATTATTTCGAGGAATTGACAAGTTGGAAGTTAATCCTGTCATCATTGTCGCACCCAATTCCATTGCTTTCAATCGAGGTTGCAAAAATGGAATCATCTCCCCTACTTCCGTAGCGACTGTATTTCCAATTTGCGTTGCCGTTCCGACTGTCAAATCACGTTTTTGAATAGGCTGAATCAAAAAAGACGGCATACCAACACCCTCCAAATCTTTTCCGAATTCACGGTTTTCACTTTTCGCCTGTTCGTGCATTTCGGCAACCAAACCGTTTTTTGCTCCGCCGCCAAGTTGCTGCTGAATCGCATCGGTAATCGAATACCGTTTTGCGATTTTCGCCTGTTCGCCGCTTTCGCCGTGTCGATTGTTCCCAACGTTCACAATATTTCTACGTGATTGTTGACTTGCCATACGCTCTAAAGTTTGCGTAATTTCTTCTGCTGTCGCTTCATTCGCATCAAAAGAAACAATCTCATCTGCGTTTAAGCTGCGACTTTCGTTTTGAGCAGTTTCCAATAGCGTGTCGTTTGCTTTTACCAAATCGCCACGCTGCTCTAATAACTGTTTTCTGTTCATATTATAATTGTTATGATTATTGAGCTACTGCTCTAAAACTTTCTATTTCTCATTTTTAACACCCGATTTCTAAATTCCCAAACCCAATCTTTATTTTCGTCAAGTACTTTCACCTCCATCACTTCAATACTTTTGAAGTTTTCCAAGCTACGTTTTGCGGCAGTCGTATCACCATAGGCAGGCGACACAACAGGCCCAACCTCGTAAATTCTTTCAAAAGCGGTAACCGTTCGCAACATTCCTCCCTCAATTTCTGACCAACTTTCGCCACCGTCCGCAATCGTAAAAACGAAAGAAGAACCACGAACGTCACCCCTTTTCAGCTGCTCTTTTAAGTCATTTCCATAGCTTGTATTCGGCAAAGAAGGGATTGAATAACGTAAGCCGTCCGCTTCTTTTACAATCGCTAAAGTGTTGGCAGAAGTTCTGCCTAAAATCTTTTCATAATTGTGATTAAAAGCCGAAATAATATCTTCATTCAATTCATAATTCGCAACCGCTTCGGGTGAAATCTCCTCATAAATATTACGACCGTCCGCCGTTCTAAAGAGTAGCGTTCGTGAATTAGTCACAATTCCCAACCCTTCCATGCCCTCGCCATTTTCATTCATTCGAGCTTCCAAACCCTCATAAAATCTTTTTTCTTGGTTATTCATTATTTACATTATTTTCTTTTGAATAATATTCACGAATCATATCGACAGGCATATTATTTAACTGCAAAAACTTATCATCACCACCTTCATATTCATTATACCCTTCTCGACTTCTTGCTTCATTCGGTGAAATAATTCCGTTTTGAATTAACGATTGATAGAATGCTGCACGACTTGCCGTGTCACCTCTTAACATCGCATCCAAATCAAAACGAATTTCTTTTTTACCAAAATCATCATCCCGAAGCAGGTCTAAATTAAAAGCACTTTCAATCATTTCTAACCAAGGTCGTAAAGAATAGCGAACAAATTCAATCCCTAAACTTTCGATATTGTTAAAACTCGCCTTATCTAATTGATAAAGAATATGTGGAGGAACGCCGAATATTCTTGCGATTTCGTAAACCGTCATTTGTCGCTGCTGCAAAAACATTGCATCCTGAACATCTAATTTTATCGGATTGAACTTCGCACCGTTTTCTAATAAAATAGGTTTTCCTGCATTCTGCAAACCCGAATAAGCATCCGTAAAAGAATTCTTTAAACGTTCGTAAGCATCATCTTTCAAGGCGTTTGGATATTCAATCGCACCAGAAGCAAACACCCCATTTTTAAATACCGCTTCTCCATACTGCTGTGAAGCGATTGACAATCCTATATTTTCTCGAGACACCGCAATGGGCGACTTACCCAATAAACCATCGAAACCCATCCCGACAATGTGAATTATGTCGTCATTGGTATATTCTTTAGATTTATATTTAAAGAACTTTTCTTCCGTATTTTCATCATAAGAAACCGCAACTTCTCTATAATCTAAAATGCGTAAAGAGGTGACCGCCCGAGTTGCATCGTATTTCTTTTTAATAAAGCAATTACCATCAATCAGCAAATGCGTCATCATAGTTTGCTTAAAAGTGAACGGGGTATATAAACCCGAAGGTCTATGATTCAATAATTTACTAATCGAATCCGCCACTAAAAGCGTCACTTTTTTATTTTCAATATTATAAACATTCAACGGCAAACTCGCAATCGAAGAAGACAGCACCCAAATCGCACGATAAGCAGCCGACAAACCCAATGTCGAATCCCTATCAACCGCAACGCCTGACTTCGTCTGCACCCCAAACCACGGAAACCGCCCGTAATTTGACACCGATTCTACCGAACGCCGCTCAACTTTAAAAAATCCCGCAATTTTGTTTGCTAATCCCATATTTTACAACATTCTCATTCCTCTGTTTTCATAAACATTTTCCTGCTCTTTTACAGATAAGTGTGCAGCTTTCGCCATTACACCTGCCACCGCTCCATCAATCTTTTCCTTACTTTTCGATTTTGACGGTTTACAATTTTCATTATCATCAATAATTAAAGTCACGTTTTGAAAGTTCCAAGTCAGCACTTCATTATTAAAATGCTGATGCCGATAATTGATAATTTCCCTTTCCAACGCTTTTGTTGGCCCAGATAACGAACCCATGGTTTGGCTTATCGTAAAGAATCTATCAAATCCCTCATCTTCCACCATCGTTTCAATGCTGCGAATATTCCAAGGATCCGCATTAATCGCTTTCACATTATATATCTGACATAACTTTTTAATATCATTCCAAATAATTGCATAATCCGTTGCGTTCCCTTCCGTTGTCTTAATCAAACCCTGCTCAACCCATTCCAAATACTTGACATTGTCTTTCTTTGTCCTTTCATAAGCCGCATTTTCGGGAATCCAAAACCAACACAACGCCGCAGATTCCCCATTCGGAAGCGGAAAATAAAGATAGAACGCACTTAAATCCGATACACTTGCCAAATCCAAACCGCCGTAACAATCCAAACCATTCAAAGATTCTTTAGTGACGTGTGACATTATATCAGCCGACTTTTTCCACTTCTCAATACTTATCCATTGAGTTTCCGAATTTGTCCAAATATTCAGATTCTTAACTTTAAAAGATAGCATTGCGGCAGCGCCTTCTGTGTTTACGTTTGCAAACTGAACTCGCATATAATCCGTTTTCAAAGCACCGCCCAATGAAGGATTCGCCTTACCCCAATTGCGAGAATCTTCCCAATCGTCGTTTTCATCTAAATCAAAAATCATGATAAATACATTATCGTTTGATTTTTGACCTTTGAGAATATCTTTATAATTATCCTCTAAATGCTTACAAACGCCTGCCATGTTGTATCCTGCGGTTGTGATAATAGCAAGTAAAGGAGAATCAAAAGCACCCATTCCCGTTTCCAAAATGTCAACCATCGAAGAATCGGGATGTGCATGATATTCATCAATAAACCCCCGATAAACCAAATGACCATCTTCCGTAGCAGAATTCTTTCCGATTGAACCCGAAATCATAGAAGATTTTTTGGCAACAATCCGATTAATATTTGTTGAAAAATTCTTTTTCACCGCCTTGCTGCGATTAATCAAAGTATCAATCATCTTCTTTTGTCGCTTCCAACCGATTTTAGCCTGCTCTTTTTTAGTTGCGGCCCAATACATTTCACCGCCGTCAACAGGAAAAAACATCAAATCCAAGTTAGCAATCGCCGCCAAGAATTCTGTCTTTCCGTTTTTCCGAGCAATTTTAATATAAGCCTTTCGGAATCTTGTCGTTCGTTCTTCCTTCTTTCGCCATCCGTACAATGACCAAATAATAAACGCCTGCCAAGGCTCAAGTTGGAAAGGTAAACCTGCAACCGAACCCGAAGTATGCGGCATTAACCGAATCGCTTTGCACGCCAACGAAGCCCTTTTTATGTCAAAATAATAATCAAAATCCTTTGATTTTGATTTCTCAATATCTTCAATGTGTCGCTGAACCGCTTGTTTTACTGTATTTCCGCAAGTAATTGAACCCTCAATTACACCTTCAATATATTTTTCCGCCAATTCAATTCCCACATCTTTTTTAGTTTTTGCTTTACAATCAGTTAATCTGTTTCTACAATCATACGCGCCATTGCAGAAAAAGGATCTTCTTCTTCCTCTCCCCTATTTTCCATATATGCCGTAATCATTTCCCTATCTTTTATCGAAAGACCGAGTTTTTTCATGTATGATTCAACGCTTTTATTGGCTTCTTTCTTTACTGAAAAATATCCTGTGATATTGGTTGCACCTGATTCAAAAGTTTGTACAAAACCCTTATCTCGACATAATTCAGAATAAGTTTCATAAATATCCAACCAATCGGCAAACAAAGCAATTGCATAAGTATCTAACTTAGTCGCAACCTCATTTGTAATCAGCAACATCAAAACCGCAGAATAAATCACCTTACCGTTTTCGCTTAATTTAATCGGTGCTTTTACCCAATTTTTGAGCGGGGCAGTCTTATCAACAATCGCTCGTGTCGGTTTCAACGTACCCTCTTTTTCCTTTTCCGACACGGATTTTTTTCTACTCATTCCGTTCCGTTTAAAACACAAATAGCCATGAAGCGTCCGAAATTATCGGACACCTCACGGCTATCTATCT